GTTCTAGAACCAATTTAGCACCATTTAAAACAATGTCAAGTTGGTGCTATTGTTTGTTATCACAATTGCGTTATTGAGGATTTATGAGCAAATTCCCCAGCCATGAGATGGACAGATTTAACATCAGACTTCCTGCTGGAATGAGAGAAGCCATAGCTCTTAGGGCAAAGGAAAACGGTCGCTCCATGAACACTGAGCTTGTCTTTATAATTGATGAGGCTTTGAAGTCCCCCATTCCCGCAGATGTAGATAACTCAAGAATAATGAAACTCTATTCTAATCTCGCTGAGAATCGCCCGACCAATGAGGAGGAATTTGAAAAATGGGAAGGTGAGATGATTAAAGCTATATTCTACTTATTAGATAGCATAAATTCTTATTCTCAAATGTATCAAGCACTTAAAAGCTTACGACAAGATGCTTCTAAGAAGATTTTTGGTGATAACGAAGTCGAATTTTAGAAAAGCATAAGCCCACCTGACGCATAAAGCCTGATCAAATATCAGTTTATAGTCCGAAGGTTCAGAAGTGCCTGATCAAATATCAGGCTTCCAAGTCTTCACGTTTTCGCGTTACCTTTGTCATCCCACGCGTCAAGCTTTCGGTATCTACATCGTAGAAGAATAACTCTGTCTCACGATTGAGCAGAGCTGATAATGCCGCCTGAAAGAAGATACTGAAGTTCCTCAATCTGGCAGACCATGTTTCATAGGAGATCTTAATGGACAAGCCACCTTTGAAGTTGTTTTTGCCATCTGATATTTCGGATGATTTTTGTGCAATTCTTGGCGAGTACGGCATAAAGCACTCCACTGGAAAAATGGTAAGTAATGGGCCTTCGCTCGTTGTGAACTCGGCTTCCGACGCCGTTAAAGAAATTGTAATCGAGATCGTAAACTCCACGCCGTTTTGGACTGCATTCAGCGCCTGCTTTATCGCCTATCTTAATCGGAACAAAGGGAAGAAGTTAACTGCTGAAAAGGACGGTGTTAAGTTTTCTCTGGAGAATATGAATCACCATGAGATGACTGAGGCACTGGAAGATGCAAAGAAGATAATGGTTAGCGATAACGGCAAAAAGCCCACCTAAGTGGGCTGTACGCACCATTCATCACGCTGCCGCATAAAGAAGCTTCATCTGCCCTTTGACGGGGAATGCTGCCATGCAACGGGATTCGAAGTCTCGATAGTCGGAACAACCGTTAGCAATGCTGGTCACAGCAATAATCTGATTCTCAACCAGTTTAAGTGCGTCTGGTTTTAGGTGTTGGTGGATTTTCTCACCGACCGCCAGTCGTGCTTTTACATCCGCGTAGACTTCAGCAGGCAGGACCGGCCCGTAAATCCACTTAGCGCTAATAAGGCTGAATAACATTGGTTTTCGGTCATTTCTATGGCATGGAAGCCCGGTCATTCTGAATAGTGCATCATACAGCGGGTCATTAAAACGCTTTTCCCACGAAGACGGATCGCTAAGCAGAAAGATTGCCTTAATGCGCTCATCATCAACAGGTGCTGTATGGCCGCGAATAATGGCGTCTATTTGTTCGTCACACCAGATTTCAAAATCGACAGAAAGCCAGCGCGCAAAGCGAACAGCCAGTTTTGGGTGCAGCCATGTTCCGCCGCCACGATCTTTACGCGCCCGACTGGTTTTTACATACGGGATTTTCCCGTATCTACGCTCAAGCCCTTGAATATATGATTCAGTTTCCGGCAGACGGAGGAATTCATTTGGCACTTTATCGAATTTTTCCGCTGCTGTTGTTGCATCAATCCAGCCATCCTCATAGAAGCGCATCGAGTGGCCTTCGAAATCAACTGGGATAATGTTAGACATCGCTCCTTCCTTTTTGGTGATATGAGCCAGTTCCCCAGATATGGACAGCCCAAGAGCGGCACGATGGAAGCCACCGTCCTATCTCTGTCTCATATCCCGAAAAGGGCTCCTGGTTTTATTTGCGCGGGGAATGCGCATTTACTGCGGATACAAAAAAGCCCCGCGGATGCGAGGCATTGTCTTAAAAGTCACTTGTCGAATTTCTTAAGACGAGAGATTTTTTAGTGCGGCCCATGCCTCTGCGCATCCATCGCCAGCATTTGTTCTGCCCAGTCCATGACTTCGTCGTACTTCTCCTGAGTGGGTACTTTGGCTTTCTCTTTCTGCGGGAACTTGGCGTTCATGGCGGCGCGGAAGCTGGTCATTGTCATATTCCAGGCGTCTGACTCACTCATGCCGAGGTGAGCAACAGCGGTGTAGACGAATGACCGAACATCGAATTTGTCGCTGTATTCACCTTTCTTTCCTTCGAATTCTTCCGGTGGCTGGTCGCCCATTACACCATGAAGAATCAGATGGCGGGCAATCTGGATAACATCCTCGATCGGGATGGCTCCCGGCTTGAACAGAAGTTTCCCCGCACCAGTCACCGAGTAGGAACCGATAACTTCAGCAACGTCACCTTCAGAACTGCCGCCATTTCAGCAAAGCAGGGTGCTGCAGCTGCCGCCATTTCAGCAAAGCAGCGGGCATTAGCCGCTTTTAGTATCTGGGGGTCAGCAATTCTGTGCTTTGGGTAATGGCCCGCATGAACTTTTACGAAAACATCAACGATTTGTTCAGGCGTTCCGATTCGGGACATAGCCAGAAATGAAGGGTTGAGAAATATCTCTTTGTCGCCGGCGCGAATGACAACCTGGCCGATATCGGTAATTGCTTTCATGAATTCCCATAAGAAAAAGGAGGACGGAGCCTCCTGAGTAAGAAATTACGATGCGTTGACAGTCACCGTGGCCGGATTGGTGGTTACACTGGCTGCGGTGCCGGAACTAATCTGACAAGTATATGAACCAGAATCGCCTGTTGTCGCACTGGGCTTAGTATATGTAGCTGTCGTACCACCGGAGCTCACATTGGTTCCGTCTTTTTTCCATTGATAAGTCAATGACGAGCTATCTGAAACAGTAGCTGCAACTGTCAGATTCAGGGTGTCGCCAGCAGTCAGTGTTTTACCCTGCGGCTGGGTGGTAATGGTAATAACTGCACCGACATCACGCACATCAACCTGACCTGCACTTGATGCCTCAATGGACCACGTTGCCACATCATCGTGTGGAGCTTCATCACCCCATGAAGTAACCATGAATGGCCCTTCGGTGATATCGTTTGGAGAGATGATTTTGAACCACACATACGGCTGGTTGCTGGTCTCCGCTGGCGGGTTATAAACGTGACGCTTCAGCGCGTTTTGCGCGTATACATCCTCTTTGCGGGTAACGCCGTCACCAGAGAACGAAATGTTCTTATAGGTAACAAGATTTTCCTGCGTAAACGCGGCGCTCATATCGGCAGTTGCATCTGCGGTTTCCCACTCTGCATTAACTGTTTTACCGCGCATCATGCCGAGTCGCTGGTAAGCGCTGGCGATAGGTTGTACTTCCGGGCAGCCAATCGCGTAATAAACGACGACATCACGCCCTGTGAAAGCACCTGCTTCACATGCCATGTCTTTATCTCCGTGTTATCTGGAAATGATGGTTTGAAAGGAAATATCGAAGAGGTAACGGCCTTCTTCGGTCTGGATGGCGGTGATGCCGCCGACTGGCTGCATCGAGATGATGCATTCGGTTCTGTAGTCGTCGATCATCGCCTGACGGATGGCGTCGGCGCGGTCTTCAACCTGGTTAATATTGCTGTCGTTCTGGCCTGACAGGAGGAGGATTCGGAAATAATCGCGGGTTATCGCTTCTTCTGGCTTGCCGCCGCCGTTCTGCTGGATAATGAGATATCGTTCCCCCTCCGTACTCTCCAGTTCACTCCAGAAGCGTTTCTGGATGCGATAGCCAGCATCAAAGCCATGCGACTGCAACCACGCTCTCAGCGCGTCATACACTTCGCTACGCGTCATACTTTGTATCCTTGCTTGATGATGGCCTTAATCTCGTTGAGCCCATCTCGCTCGAAGCCTTTACGGAGAAAGTCCGGCTCACCGTTAGGGTCCCAGTAATTCCCGCTACCGTCAGGCCTTGGCTTACCTTTCAACTTGCCCTTTGCAGCATTAACTGCGGCTGCATAATTAGCCGTGTAACCCACTCTGCCAATCATTCCTGACGGTATTGGTTCGAGCTTCTTGTACTGACTATTTATGAGGGTCGACGACTTAACGGGGGTAATTACAGCGGCATGATTGGCGCCGGCATTCATCACCAGATAGAGAACCTTCTCCGTGCGTATGCCAGCTATGTCACTAAGTACCCGGTGGGTATTCATCTGGACGCGCTTGATACCTTTAACGGGCATGATTACCTCACGTCATGATTTTGTAATCTGGCTCTTCGCCGAAAAATGACATATCCCAGTCGGTTACGGCCCTGATAACGTTCGCGCCGGCTTTAAGCGGATCTGATAGCGCCGTGGTGTCACCTCTGGCGATGTACCAGTCTCGCTGTGGCATGCTTGCGGTGACGCCATTACGCTTCAGCTCAGTGAAGAAAATCAGGTTGGTGGTGAACTCTTTACCACTGGCATCAACAGCAACTTCATTGTTCGCCGTCCAGGTGCAGTCAATCAGGTATGGGATGCCGTTTGTCCAGGTGTTGTTCCAGTCGTCATAGACGCGAGGATAGACAGTGGCGACGTTGGTATAACACCACTTAGCCGTGACTGACACTATCATCCTCCCACCGGATAACCTCCGGGTTCTCAGCTGCCACCTTTCGGCACAGCAAATACCATTCACCGTTACTTTTAACGTAGCCAGTGACCCGCCGTCCGATGTCAGTGATAACCCATACCTTTACGAAAGGCTCAGGGAGCCTCTGCTTAACCGATATCAACGCCATCAGCGGCTCCCGGTGCAAAAACAGCCACCTTTGCCAATCCAAATACCAGCAAACGCTGTATTGGTCGGGTCTGGCGGGAGGAGATCATTAGCGCAACCGTATTTATCAGCACCACGCAACAGGGATAACGCACCTTTCCAGCGGTCGGTAAATGACTGGTATCGGAATGAACGGGAAGCACCATTAGGGCCGGTCTGAGAGCTGATGTATCTATCACCCTGCCCCAACGCCATTAAACCCAGTAAATAGGTCTGAATTAGCAGCGCCGTTGCGGGCGGGTAATGTGCATCGAGGCACTCCTGAATGCTGTTAGCCTGCTCTACGATAGCCTGCAGAATGAAATCTGGCAGCGTGATACCCACTGACTCCAGATATTCCTTGGCCTGTTCTGTGGTAATCATGCGAGCCTCTTATAGCCCTCCGAAGAGGGCATAAAAAAACCGCTTTCGCGGCTATTCGTTTTTACGGGGTCGGCCTGATTTCGCTTCTGGAGTTGCCGGTGTTAGGTCACTACCCGCCTCTCCACGCATCAGACGAACGTTCGACTTCAGGGCTGGATGCAGTTCTTTTATATCCACCACATCGCCAACCTTTACGCCGAACCATGGTCGTACAACTTCGTATTTAGCCATACCATTTCCTTACACAAGGTTAGCGCCATAGACAACTCCGGACAGGCCTTGGTCGTCTGCGGTGATTTGCAAACCTTCAGCAGACATGATCTGGAAGTTGTAGTTAACGTTAGGTAACGGACGCGGCAGCGGCACGACGCCAACAGCCATACCAACCAGCGGAGAAATGATGTCCTGACGGCGAACATAGGCAATGAACTCGTTGCCACTCAGCGCAAATGTCGGGCGAATTTCACGAACAGGCGCAAATGGCAGCACAGCATTCAGTACGTTGCCGCTAACTACGCCGTTTACTACATACGGTTGAGCCAGGTTAGCCCAGATTTCAGGTGACACCCACATCACATCATACTGAGCGACTTTGTTGAAAGCAAACAGTGCTGTCATATCGGCAGTG